TTTGTTTTTAAGAAGTTAGTTGCGTCAAACGATTCTTCCAACTTAGAAATAGAATTAGGTAACCCCAAACCAACGTTCTTTAGAGTTGGTATTAGTGTTTCATCACTTGCTGATGGGTCACCTGAACCAAATTGTATAGTTGTTGTACTATCACCATTTACTTTTTTAACAAATCTCTTTGGTGTTTTTAATGTAGTTAACACATAAGGTACAGTTGATTTGAACTGATATAAGTCTGGGTCATTATTTTCAGTATTTGGGTAGTCAGTAAATACCATTTCTTGTCCAAGATAAGGAACTTCGTACCACTTGTTTCCATTTGAGTCTCTTACATCATAAATATCTATTACATTTGTATCTTGTATTTCAATAGTTCTAAATGGAGAATATGCTCCAAATGAAAATTCTGCTGTTTTAATTTCAGCGGATATTGCTTCTACCTTTTTCTTAACCAAATAAAATGTAACTTCGCCGGTTGAATTGTCAGTTGAATAGATAGTTATTTCTCTATCACTTGGGTCTGAAAAATCAACAACATCTTGGGTTATAAAATTGTTTTCATCCTCATCCCTAACTTGCATTCCCTCTTTTATTTTTAGTAAATAAGTTTCATCAAAAGTGTTATTAACACCAGTTCCAATTGAAGGAACCAATTGATAAACTGAAAGGGTTGTTACTGATGGGGATGTTACTTTTGGTTTGTATCCCAAATATTGTGAAAGTGAGATTACATTTTCAATATCTTCTGCATGAACCATCAATGATTCCTTTAAGGTATCATCAATATAATAAGAAAGTGAATCACCAATATAAGATGCCATTTCAATAAACATCATACCAGGTGATGACTCATTAAAGTCAGAATAAGTTTGTGGGAAATAAGTTTTAGCAAACTCAATTAGATTTCCTCTAAATTGAGCAAAATCTTTATTAAGGTATTTAATATCCTTACCCCTATTCTTAAAGTTTTTTGTTGATTTTGTAATTGCCATAATTATTACCCTTGTGCAGTGAATGTTACTTCATTCAAGTCTACCGAGTTTCCTACTCTAAATTTTATCGAAACATTTACTCTATTATTATCTCGTAGTTCATTTGTTTGTTCAATATCTATTTCATCTATATTAACAAATGGTAACCATTGAGAAATACTATCTTCTATTGTTGTCTGTATTCTACCTTCTAAGTCATCTACATTTTGTTCAAATAATAGTTCTTGAAGTCCACTTCCAAACTCGGGTTGCATAACTCGTTCCCCTCTTTTAGTAAGTAGAAGATTTTTAATATTTGATTTAATCTGTTCAAATGTTGTAAAGGTTTGCTCAAAAGCAGTTTTTCCAATCTGAATTGGTAGTGATATACCAATAGCATAATTACTATATTCTTTGGTATCTTTAACTATCTTTGAACCTAACTCTATTGCCATAATTTATTACATTCCTGGTCTAAAAGGACCTTTCTTTTTGTTGATTGCTTTCATCAAACCACTATAATCTCTATTCAGTGCTTTATCTAATCCAGCGTTTCCAGTCTGAACACCCAAACCTTGCTTTGGTGACATATCTCCGTAACCCATTTGTTGTGCTATATTTGATGCACCTAATGTATGTGTATCATTTGAAGTGAAAGACATAGTTTTATAATCTTCACCAGTTGATTGTCTTTGTTGTGCGTTAAAAGGTTGTGTTTGTGCCAACACCTCGTTTAATGCGGGATTGTTACTAAACTTTTTTTGTACTTGAATAGGTTCTTCTGAAACCGGTTCATCCATAAAGGTTGGTTGTTTTGGTTTTGAAATAACTTCTTTAAGTTGTTTGTTTTCTTTCAACAACTTTGCCATTTCTTTCTTAACACCTTCCTTTACCAATTTAGGAAGAAGTACTTTGATTTCTTCCTTTACTATAATCTGTATTGCTTTTACTAATTTGTCAGTATCCATTGTTAAAATGTTTTCCTTTCTATATAAATATTTGTTTTAGGTTTTTTCGTTTTTAATCACAATGTACTTGTTGTGCGATTAATTGTTTTCTAAAGTCTTTAATATATTGGTCTACATTAAATGCTTCAGAAGTATCATCTGGTAGAGATACATTTATTACATTTAGTAATGAGGTATCTCCATCTAATAAATCACTTACCCCAGATTCGGTGGGTGTATTTGTTAACAAATCACTTACCTCGTATTCAGTAGGTGTATTTGTCTGTCGATTAAGTTCACCAACTATATTCACATCAGGAATTTCAACTACCGGTGGTTCCAAACCATCTGCAGATGGAAAGTTAATATTTGGTATTGTTATAATTGGTGGTATAAGATATCCTGTCCAAACTATAACACCGGGTGCAGGAACTGGTGTTGGTGCCGATGGGTATAGTGATGTTGTTTGTATAATTCCACTTACTGAAAATAAATGAACTACTGCTGCGAGAACAAACATATTTACCATTATAATTTGTTTTGACGTGGGTTTTATTGGTGGATATAATGGCCACACACCAGGATTTGTTACTATATTTGAATTAACTTGAATGTTTTGAATTGAACCAGGTGCTGGTATAAGTGGTATTGGAAATGGTCTCATTTGTGCACCTGCCCAATATGCTTTTACACCATTACCAAATTCGTTTACTAAAGAGAATGGTGTACCAGGTGGAGTTGTTAATCCCTTTGATAGTGCTGCTCTAAAAAGATTTTTCATTATTTCCACATTACCAGTTTGTATTGATTCTAAATTAATAAAATCCTTTCCTCTTTTTACACACGCATCATATTCTTCTGCCCAAATAGTTGCAACTTGATTTATATCCAAATTTGGGTTATTAACTGGGTTTGTCTTTCTTAATATATTTGTTTTGAATAAAGACCAAGACATTTTTAATTAAATTAAATTGGTTGGATTAGGAATGTTTGGTAAATCCACATTAGGTACTTGAGGTAACTCCGGTAAATCTGGAATATCAGGAACCGATGGTACTTCAGGTATTGGTGGTAAGTTTGGTAGAGTAGGTGGTTTTGGTAACCCCTTTTTCTTTTTAGGATTTTCAGGTGGTTGTTCCACTTCTTGTTTTTTTCTTTTAGGAAAACTTGGTAAAGGTATTTTGGGTAACTTAGGTAACTTAGGTTTTTCTATTTTAGGTAATTTAGGTACTTCAGGTAATTCTGTTGGTACTGAACCTACTACATCTCCAACCTTTCCAGTCACATCAGAAACATCACCAACCACATTTTTAGCAGAACCAAGTGTGTCTTTTATTCCACCACCTAAATTTTTTATGTCCTTTATACTTGCCATTATTTTAGTTGTATCGTTTTACTTAGTGCGTTATTTAATTCTGTAATTAATTTATTTAACCTTGGACTGTTAGTTGGACCAACCGCGGTTGCTCCGGAAGGAGTTTGAAATATTTGTTGACCTACAATTTCCATAAATTCTCTTAGTATATCTAAAAGAACATTTCCTTTTAAGGCGTAATCTAATCCATCGCCTGTTCCTAAATTTAACTTACCGTTACCAGTATCAATATTAAGTGTTGTGTTTTTTGTATCAATAAATATGTGATTATCAGTTGTAATATTAATTCCCTGCGTTGCATCTAATGAAAGTTTCCCATCAGTTATCATACCTATATTTTTCTTACCAACAATTATCATATCTTCTGTTTTTGCTGAAAGAATAATTCTATCTGAATTTAATAATATTTGATTTCCTTTTAATTCGGATGGGTAATCATAGAATGATTCATATTTGTTGGTGGTTGGTAATGTATAATTTAATTTTTTTTCGCCACTACCCATTACAATAATACTTCCATCTGTATTAATATCCTCTTCGGTTGAACTTGATACTGTCTTTTTTAATGATTCTGAATTTTCTCCATTTCTTATTATGATTGTTGGTGAAAATTTATTTTCAGAATTATTATATCCACTAAATCTAATTGATTGACCAAATCTACTTTCTAATAATGTATCACCCTCGTATAATTTTAATTTATGTATTATACTACCTTTTGGTAAAATTTCAAAATAGTCACCATAACCATCATATGAACTTTGAGAATTTGTTCCAGATGACCTTGGTATTCCTGTTTTTTGAACATTACTATAAGTCTTTGCATTTCCCGATGTTGTTTTATTATCCGATGGGAATTTTGTACTAATTAAATTTGGTTGAGCATTTACAAGTGGGGTTGCTTCATCAGAAAGTCTTGTATAATAATAATCACCATCATTCTCATAAATAAAAACCATCTCATTCCTCGTAGGAATTGTGTTAATATTTTTATTTACAGGAAACGCAAGTGGAAGTAGTTCATCGGGTGTTATTTTATCACTTAGTAGTCTAAACTGTATTGCTCCTATCGCATAAGTTCCTTGTATGTGTTTAGACCTAAGTACTTCATCGGTTTCTTCTAATATAACACGATAAACCACCCCTTGATTTGCTTTTGGTTTACTAACTATATTATTTGATAATCTATTAGTAACACTAACTCTACCCGATTCCAATCCCATAGTTATATTACTTTTCTAATTTTTGTTTTACTTCTTCAATCTCATTCTGCATATCATCCATTCTTTCTATATCATCCTGAACTTGTTCAATTTCGGAAAGTAATTGTTCTCTTTCGGCATCAGTAAGGAAACCACTATCACCTTCTGATTTTTGATTAGATGCAATAATTCTTTGTGCTATTGTTGCTAACTTAACCAATTGGTCATCGTTACGAACGGATGTATCTATTAAGTCTTTTATAATCGGACCCAATACACCCATATCACCTGCGTGTCTTACCATTTTTCTTAATTCGGCAATGACTTCAGAAATATGTTTTTTCTTATTGATTTGGTTGTTATAGATATCCTCAAACAACCCACTTAGGTTTTTTCCCGGAAATAATTCGAAATCTGCTGACATGATTAGTTTATCAATATTTGTTCAATATATAAATATCAATAAACAAAAAAGTGATTTATTTGTTCTTATAGAAGTACTCAAGGATATCTTTTTCTAACATATAATCCATTAGGAAGTTATCCCCATACATAATACTGGTAAATGTTCCGTTACCCTCTTCAGTAATTTCAATTACATAATCCACCTCATTATAGGTAACTTCATAACTTTCGGATTTTCTAATTCGTTTAATACTTCTATGTTCATCGGTTCTTTCAATAACCTCTTTATCACTCAAGTCGGGAACATTGATGAGTTTGGTTACACACTTAGCATAATTCGTTTTAAGAGTGTCTACGAAGAAGATATCATTCATACTACTCATTAGATACAATCGTTGTTTAGAATCCAAACCACCTGCCTTAAAATTACCTGTGAACTGAACGATGGGTAGTTTTAATAAAAAGTTTTGTGTATCTTCTCTTAGGGTCTTAAAATCTACGATAGAACTGATATGATGTGGTTCTGATACTTCCCTATCAAATGGTATGGATAATACATCATAGTAAGTTTCCACACTAACTTTATCTATGATTTGAGGACTCATCTTTATTCTTTTTCAGTTGCGTACTTTACACCCATAATCGTACCAACGATTGAGAATGCGTTAGTTAGGAGAATACCAAACATATTACTCCAAGTAGAACCTATGATTTGTGTATCAGTACCAGAAATTAATGCTAAACCATACATAGCAGTTGTGAGAACACCAACTCCTATAATCACATAAAGTGCTACTTTAACAATTGTACTGATT